CAATCGAGGCTGCATCAAGAGCAATAGACGGAAACACCAATCGGAACTTTTACAGTGCCGGAACTGCAACACGATATTTTGCTTCTGAAGACGATTTTGTTTTACTGACTGATGATCTTGCTGGAACTGCTGTAACAATTCAAACAGCAAATAATGCAGACGGAGTTTATGACACAACTTGGACAACCGATGATTATCAATTAGAACCTTTAAATGGAACTTCAGATGGCATTCCTTGGCCTTACACAAGAATTCGTGCTATTCGAGATTATTTGTGGCCAATATCTGGTGGAGAAGCATTAATTAAAATCACAGGTGTCTGGGGTTGGCCTTCAATACCAGTGGCAGTCACACAAGCGTGTGTTATTCAATCTTCAAGAATTTACAAACGACTCGACTCTCCACTTGGGGTTGCCGGATTTGGCGATCTAGGTGTTATGAGAGTAACGCGAGACCTTGATCCAGATGTAGCACAACTAATTGGAACGTACAGAAAAGTCAGAAACATTGGCTAATATAAATTTAATTCGTACAGGAATTGCTACACGTCTTGCAACCATTTCTGGTTTAAGAGTGGCAGCAGAACAACCAGACAATCCCAATCCTCCGTTGGCTGTTGTGATCCCAGACAACACAAAATATGATGACGTATTTGGTCGTGGAATGGACACCACAACTTTCAGGGTCATTTTAATTGTTTCAAGAGTGGCCGAGAAGTACTCGCAAAAGAAATTAGATGCCTATTGTGCCACAACAGGAACAGGAAGTATCAAAGCAGCGATTGAGGGTGATAAAACTCTAGGAGGCAGTGTGTTTGACTGCCGAGTAACCGAGATGCGCAACTATGGACAAATTTCTGTCGGAGATGTGACATACTTGGGTTGTGAGTTTATTATTCTCACTTACGCGTAAGAAGAGAAAGAAGAAAATATAATGGCAAAGTTCGCAGCAACGGACTACAAAGTAACCATTAACGGAACTGCGTTCACCACTTCTCTAAACTCTGTTGAACTTGCTTTATCAGCAGACGATTTAGAAACAACTGCTTTTGGTGGCGAATGGCGCACAAGAATTGCTGGTTTAAAGTCAGGTTCTGTGACATTAAACTTCATGCAAGATTTTGCAGCCGGTTCTGTTGACGCAACTTTGTATCCTCTACTCGGAAGCAATGCAACAGTTGTAATCGTTCCAACCTCTGGAACTGTTACAGCAACTAACCCAAGTTACACAGCAGTTTGTTTAGTGACTGCCTATCAACCATTTGCATCAAGTGTTGGCGATATAGCCACGCTAAGTGTGACATGGCCAACATCAGGTACTGTTACTAGAGGAACTGTTTAACTAAGGAGCAATAAGTGTTTTTAAACCTGCGCATCACTTATAAGAACGACACCACTTCTGACATCAAAGCAGAGTGGGATGATTTCATCGCTTTTGAAGATGAATTTGATTTACCTTTCACAAGTGTCTTTGATCCAAAAAAAACCAGATTAAAACATTCAACTTTCTTGGCTTGGCATTCTTTGTTTCGTGAAAAGAAAACAGAGAAGTCTTTTAAAGAATGGCTTGATGAAATTGGTAGTGTCAACTTCGTGCCTGACAGCGAGGTCCAAGATGTGGTCCCTTTGGAGAGCAAAGCGCGCACTGGCGCTTAATACACCTGGCTTACGAGTTTCACTTATCACCTACGCAATTGTTAAGTGAATCGCCTAGAATGATAAGAACAATGGAACGCTATCTGCGCTGGCGTGTAACGGAATTAAATAAACCCAGAAGGTAGATCTGTGGCAATTCAAGAAGTCAATCAAGGCGCATTCGGTGAAGTTCGTCTTGAAGGTGCAGCAGAGTTTATTGATCGACTTGTTAAATATGAACGTAAAGATTTAAAGACTGCTCTTTTTAAAGAGATGCGACAAATTGCAACACCAATTGTTAAAGATGTTCAAGCCTTATTGCCAACCCAACAAGACACTCTTTCAGGTTGGGGTGGCTCAAACACTTCAAGTCAAGTTAACATTGGACCAAATCAAAGATGGCCATCCTCAAAATCCACAGGAGGTGGGTTTCCTGTTTATTACGAGAAATCAGCCAAAGCCGGTGTTAAAGCCAAAGTGGGTGGAAGGTCACGTTCTAGAGGTTCAAGTTTTTACATCAATCTTTTGTCGATTGTTCAAGGTGATGGAGCAGGTGTTGTGTTTGAATTCGCAGGGAGCAAAACTAATAACAAGTTTGCAAAAGGATTGAATTCAGCAGGTTTTGGAAGACAACCACGTGCTCTTTTCAAAGGTGTTGATAATAATAAGAAGGCTGTTCAAAAAGCAATTAAAGATGCGATAATAAGTGCAGAGATAAAATTTAATTCTGAGAATAAGAGAATTGGTTAAATATGGCTGGTATAGGCGCTTTAGTCGCTAACATTGTCACAACCTTTGATCCTAAAGGAATTAATAACGCCAAGCGTTCAATTGCAGGTTTGACTGATGCATCGGTTTCTGCATCAAGGAAACAAAAGATTGCGATGGGCCTTATCGGTGGCGCATTTGCTGCTGCTGGTGCTGCTGCTGGCGCATTTGCAATAAAAGTTGGTCGTGACGCTGTTCGTGCTGCAATTGCAGATGAAAAGTCTGTTACTAACTTAAATAGAAGTTTAAAGAATTTAGGCGTTGGTTTTCAACAGACCCAAGTTGAAAATTTTATTACTCAGATGCAATTTGCCACTGGGGTTTCAGATTCACAATTAAGACCAGCAATGAATCAATTGGTTCTTTCAACTAATGATGTTACCAAAGCACAAAGAATTTTAGAACTTTCATTAAATATTTCTGCTTCAACGGGAAGAGATTTAGAATCTGTCACCTTGGCTATGAGCAAAGCAGCACTTGGAAATTTCACTGCTTTAACACGTTTAGGTGTTCCTTTAGATAAAACAATCATTAAAAATAAAGATTTAGACGCAGCGCTGACAAGTTTAGAAGACAGATTTCAAGGGGCTTCGGCTGCAGCAGCCGGGACAATGGCTGGAAAGATTTCTATTCTGACTGAACGTGTTGGAGAAGCACAAGAAGCAATCGGTTATGACTTAATTCTTGCTTTGCAACTTGCTTCAAAACAAATGGATGGTGTAGGTGGCCTTGCAGATTCAATCACTAACATCGGTGATCGTCTTGGAGACTTCATTGTTGGTTTAGGTTATTACATAGGTGAGATTGATGTATCCGTTGACGAAACAAATCGTTTCACAAGGGCTTTAGAAAGAACTGGTCAAACAATTGCTTTAAGTATTTTAGGACCACTTTATGCAGCCATTCCTGCACTCGGTGACGTATTTGGTTTTGTGGCAGATAAAGGTGATGATCTTAAAACTTCAAATGAAAATAATGCTTTAACTGCTCAACTAGCCGGAGATCGCTATTTAGCCTTAGCAAAATCTTTAGGTTTTGTATCAAAATCTACAGATGAAGTTATTGACTTAGAAAAACAAGAAGCAGAGGCTTTAAAGGCTGCAGAGAAAGCAGCAAAAGATAAAGAACAAGCCTTAAAAGAATTACAGCAACAGCAAGAAAGAATTACCAAAAGTTCTAAAGAATTTGCAAAATTTGTGGCAGGCAACGCTCCAACAACAATTCAAGGGTCCCTTGATGCTGCCTCAGTTGCTTTAAGTGATATTAGAAGAAGTTTCACAGGTGTTAAAACAATCACCGATGAGAGCGTTGATAAGTTTGAAGAATTAACAAATGTTATTCAAGACAGATTTTCTAATGCTTTATCTAATGCAGAATCACAACTTGATGGCGCTAAACAAGCCTTCTCTGATTTCAAAAATTCAATTGCAACAACAATCACAGGAACAATTAACTTTGCTTCTGCAATAGAGGAGACAGACTTTTTAACAGGCTTAGAAGCCCAGGCAAGCAAGGCAATCAAGTTCTCCGAGAGAATAAACACCCTTTTAAGTCTTGGTTTATCAGAACGTGGAATTCAAGAAGTATTAAGTGCTGGTGCTGATGCCGGAACAGCAATTGCTGACCAGATTATTGCTGGTGGTTCAACAGTTGTTGTGAAAGTGAATCAACTTTTAAATTCTGTTTCAAGTGTGGCAGATCAAGTTGGTCAACAAGGTGCAAGTATGTTTTATTCAGCAGGTGTATCTCAAGGTCAAGCATTAGTGGATGGAATTAAGGCTTCACTTATTGCTGCAGGTGCTGAAATAGCAAATATTTCTGCTTCACTTGTTGGTGCTGGTGCTGTAATTCCTCCTGCACCTTCTGCACCTCCTCCACCATCAACAGCAACTGGTGGAACTCCTCCTGCTCCAAAAGCAACCAAATCTTTATTGACAACAAGTCAATTTGCTAAAGCAAGTAACATTCTTAAAACTTCTGGAACTGCAGCAGGTTCTTATACAGCGTTGGCTTTTGCATTGTCTAATAAAACAATCAAAATGGCTCGTGGTGGAATTGTTATGGGACCAACTAACGCTCTTATTGGTGAAGCCGGACCGGAGGCAGTTATTCCTTTATCTGGAAGCAAATCAGGTGGTTTAGGAACAACTATTAATATCACTGTTAATGCTGGCATTGGAACTTCAGGTTCACAGGTTGGCAGAGAAATTGTTGATGCAATTAAAAAATATGAAAGAACTTCCGGACCCGTCTTCGCGAGCGCTTAATGACTGTTCCAAATACAACTGTTGAAATAGGTTTTGATTTATCTGCTCTCGGTGGACCTTTCTTCACCCTTGATGATCCTATTCAAGGTGTTTTAGATAACACTGATTTCACACTTGGTGGAACTTTGTTTTATGACATTTCAGAATATTTATTAGGAGTGCAAGTTAATCGTGGTAAAAGCCGAGAACTTGACAGATATAGTGCAGGACAATCCTCAGTTACTTTGGATAATCGTGCGAGAACCTTTGATCCACTTTATTCTCTAAGTCCTTATTTTGGTCAAATAGTTCCACATCGTGAACTCAGAGTTCGATCTAATGGCACAGCAGTTTTCTTCGGTGTGATTGATGATTGGAATTTAGATTATTCACCAACAGGAGATAACACAGCCACAGCCATTTCTTCAGATGGTTTCACCCTTCTTGCAACCCAATTTCTCAGTGCGCACACAGCAACCTCTCAATTATCTGGTGCAAGAATAAATGCAGTTCTGGACAGACCAGAAGTGGATTGGCCAACAGCACTCAGAGTTGTTGATGCCGGACAGGCAACTTTGCAGGCTGATCTTGTTAGCCAAGGCACGAACGTTCTTGATTATCTTCAAACTGTTAACTTTTCTGAACCTGGCGCAATTTTCATGGGCAAAGATGGTTATTTTAACTTTCAAGAACGAACTCAATCATTATCCTCAACAGCCGTTAAACTATTCAGCGATGATGGCACAGGTATTCCTTTTAACAATTTACAAGTGGTTTATGGATCAGAGCAGTTATATAACCAAATAACTGTCACACGTTTGAATGGAACAGCACAAACTGCAGATGACACCGATTCTCAAAATCAATATGGAATCTCGACCCTTGAGCAGGATAATTTATTGCTTGCCACAGATGCTGCTTCTTTAGATTTAGCCAACTATCTTTTGAGTAGATACGCTGAGCCTGAATACAGATTTGAGGCTTTAGAAATCGAATTAGCCAATTTAACAACCACAGAACAGAATCAGGTCCTTGGATTAGAACTTACAGATGTTGTGAGAGTCAAATTCACCCCTAATGGAATTGGTTCAGCCATTGATCAGTATGCACAAATCACCGGAATCAGTCATGCCACAAATTCTGTCTCCCATAGGGTTACAATAGGATTGAGCACCTTAGATTACGCCAACTTTGTGTTAGACGATTCCGTCTTCGGAGTCTTAGACACAAGTGCGCTAGGATTCTAACAAGGAGTTTTAATGGGTTCAGGTTATAAACAATTCACTGCTGGTGCTGTGTTAACGGCCAGCGAAGTTAACAATTATTTAATGGAACAAAGCGTTATGACTTTTGCTGGTTCTGCTGCTAGAGGATCTGCAATCGGCACAGCAAATTATGAAGAAGGAATGACTTCTTATTTACAGGACACAGACAAACTTGAGGTTTATAACGGAACGAATTGGGTTTCTGTTGCACCCACATCAACTCAGGGCCTCACGCTAATTAACACTACTAGTTTTAGTGGAGTAGCGAGTCAATCTATAAATTCAGTTTTTAGTACAACTTATGATTATTATAGAATTATTATCAATTACCAGCCTTCTGCTAGT